TCAGTACGCAGAAGAGATCTGGCACATCAAGCCTACCCAGTTCTGAGAAAAAAGCCACCCTACGGGGTGGCTTTTTTAATTGACAATTGAAAATGTTGCTCTGTAGGGGAGGGTCAAGACCCTCCCCTACGAATAGGTCACGATACCGGGCAAAAATAATCGGGGAACGAGTACAGAAGGCTACGATGACATTGTCTGCGGGCACTGCCCGCTGCCGGGTGGGAAAAAAGTGGGATTTTTGTGGGACAAAATTGGGACGCTTTTGATATAAAGGCGTGGTATACTGGCATTGTGAAAAGTTGGGGACGGGTGACCGTCCTCTTTTTGTTGGGAGGTGTTTATGGAGTTACAGGATAAGATCCGCAGGGAACTGACGGGGATCGCCTTTGCCAACACCGCCGACTACATCACTGTGGAGGAGGGAGAGCTGCGGTTCCGGGACTGGACCGGCCTTTCCAAAAAACAGCTGGCGGCGGTGGCGGGGGTGGAAAAATCCGGCGCCGGCCTGAAGCTGAAGCTCTATGACAAAATGAAGGCGCTGGAGCTTTTGGGCAAAATGCTGGGGCTGTTTGACGGCGGCATCCCCAAAACCGAAGAAAACAATCTACTGGAGGCGATTTTGGCAGCCAGCCAAGGGGAGGTGACAACGGGTGATCTACCGGAAGTTCAGCAAACGGCAAACCATCGCCATGACCTGGTGGAACAGGCCGAATCTATGCCACTATGAGGGAATCCTCTGCGACGGGGCGGTGCGTTCCGGCAAAACGGTGTGCATCACCGTGGGATTTCTCCTTTGGAGCATGACAGGGTTTCAGAATGAAGTCTTCGGCATTTGCGGCAAAACCATTGCCTCTGTGCGGAGGAATATCGTTTCCAATCTGCCCAAGTGGGTGGGCGGAGTACTGGAGATCCGGGAAAGCCGCAGCGAGAACAAGCTGACAGTCACCGATCCTGCCGGCAGAAAAAATGTGTATTACCTCTTTGGCGGTCAGGACGAAAGCTCCGCGGCGCTGATCCAGGGCATTACCTTGGCGGGGGTCTTACTGGACGAGGCGGCGGTGATGCCCCGTTCCTTTTTGGAGCAGGCCTGCGCCCGGTGTTCCGTACCCGGGTCCAAGCTGTGGTTTTCCTGCAACCCGGAGGGGCCGGAGCATTGGTTCTACAAGGAGTGGGTATGCAAGGCAGAGGAAAAGGGACTGCTGCATCTGCACTTTACCATGGCGGACAACCCGGGACTGGCACCGGCCATCCGCAGGCGTTATGAAACCATGTACACCGGGGTGTTCTTCCGGCGGTTTATTTTGGGGCAGTGGTGCATGGCGGAGGGATTGGTGTATGATTTTTCCCCGGAGCGTCATGTGGTACGGGAAGTGCCGAAAGAAGGACGGTACTTCATCAGCGTGGACTACGGTACCCAAAACCCCTTTTCCGCGGGACTGTGGTGTGTGGCAGGGGGGAAGGCTTACCGGGTAAAAGAGTACTATCACAGCGGACGGGACTCCGGGCGGCAGCTGACGGACGAGGAATACTACGAACAGCTGGAAAAATTAGCCGGTGATAAAGCGGTGGAACGGGTCATTATCGACCCCTCTGCCGCTTCTTTTATTGCTGCCATCCGCCGTCACGGAAGATTTTCTGTCCGGAAGGCGAAGAATCAGGTGCTGCCGGGGATCCGGTTGGTGGCGGGGTATCTGCAGCGGGGGGAACTGTTCATCGGGGAAAGCTGCGCCGATGCTATCCGGGAGTTTTCTTTGTACCGGTGGGAGGAAAACGGAGCGAGGGATACACCGGTGAAGGAGAACGATCACGCCATGGACGATATCCGGTATTTCTGCGCCACGGTGCTAAGCAGAATTGCGGACAATAATACCTTTCCCCGGGGCGCCCTTGCGGCTGGAAATAAATGATTGCCGGGGGCAATCACACCTTAAAAACCAAGGGGGACCGCCGCGATAGCGGTGGTGGATGAGGAACGGCGACAGGTTGCACTCAGAGCAAGTCTGTTTCTGCGTACCGGGTATCGGTTTCCTGCCCGCATTCCTCACCCGACCTCGCACTGCTCGGCCACCCTCCCCCCGGGGGAGGGTATAACATACGGAAGTCGAAAGATTGGAGGGTTTTATGAAAAAGTGGCTGATGGAGCATTTTTTGCCCATGTGGGCAAAGGAGACGGTGCTGCGGGATAACCGGCAGTTTCGCCGGAAGATCCGGGCGCTGGAGCAGGAGAAAAAGGAACTGCAGGCCTATATCCGGGGATTGGAGCTGGGACTGCGGGCCGTAAAAAAGCAGAACAAATAAGGAGGAAGTATGGGTATCTATCAGTATGAGGCGGCCTTTGGCGCTGCCGACAAAACAAGCCGTGCCATGCGTAAGGCCATTGCAGAATGGTTCCGGCTCTACTACCGGGGTGAGGCGGACAAAGAACAAGACCCCTGTCAGCGCATCGCCTACACCGTGGTGAACAAGCTGACCAAGACCGTGTTCGGTGAATACGCCGCTATGGCGGAAGACCCTGTTGTGCAGGGGTATCTCCGGACTTTGGAGCAGAAGAAAAAGGAAGCGATGCAGCTTGCCCTTATGGGCGGCGAGTGTTATCTCAAACCCTGTCCTGTGGGGACGGGGTTTTCTTTTACCCTGATCCCCAGAAACAACGCCCTGATCTTCGGCAGAAACCCGGAGGGGGAGATCACCGACAGGGGTACCATGGAAAAAAGCCAGCTGGGAAAGTACTATTTCACCCTTTTGGAGCGCAGGACGGTGGACGGTGGCGGCTATCTCACCATCACCAACAAGCTCTACCGGTCTTTCACAGATCAGAATTTGGGCACCCAGGTGAGCCTCAGGACCCATCCCGGTTACGCCCACCTGGCGGACAGCTACCGGTTTTCTGAGCCTGTGGGTTCGGTGGGGGTGGTGCGGGTGAAGACCCCCATGGTCAACTGTGTGGACGGCTCTGCCGACGGCGTGGCGGTCTACGCCCCGGCGGTGGGTCTCATTCACGCCATCGACCGGAACGAAGCCCAGCTGTCCGGGGAATTTGAGCGGGGACAGAGCCGTATCATCGTGTCCGCGGATATGTTAAAGGGCGGTCAGCTCACCGATAACATTTTTGTAGGTCTGGATGAAGATCCGGAGACGGTGGGCATGAACATCTTTGCTCCCGCATTGCGGGAGCAGTCCTACCTGGCCCGGAAGCAGGAGTATCTGCGGAATGTGGAAAGCGTGGTGGGACTGAAGCGGGGTATGCTGTCGGATGCCAATGTGGAGGAGCGCACCGCCACGGAGATCTCCGCCTCCAATGCCGACTACTCCCTTACCGTTATGGATTTTCAGGATATGTGGCAGAGAGCGGCAGAGGAAGCAGTACGGCTGTGCCTGACCCTTGCAAAGCTTTATGACCTGCCCCAGGCGGCGGAGGAAGGCTTCTCCATCGACTGGGGTAACGGTGTCCTCTATGACGAGGACGCCGCCTGGAGCCGGTATATGGAAATGGTGCAGGCGGGACTTTTGAAGCCGGAGGTTGCCCTTGGCTGGCGGTTCAACATGAAGGCAGAAACAGAAGCGGACCTGAAAAAGATCCGGCAAAAGCTGATGCTGCGATGAATGTAGGGGGGCATCACGATGCGCCCGCGGGCGATTCATGAATCGCCCCTACACGTGATGTGATGACAGTGTGAAATTTTGCATTATGCATTATTTATATTTCGCGTGGGGCGGTGTTACAGTCCCGACCGCGGGGGATGTGAACCCGTAAAAAACGTAGCGGAGAAAGGAAGGAACATGAAACGGGAATTTTTGCAGAATCTCATGGCAGATATGCCCAAGGAAGTGGTGGATGCCATCATGGAGGAAAACGGCCGGGATATTCAAGCTGCCCGGCAAGGGGCGCAGGAATGGGAGCAGAAATACACCCAGGCGGTGGAAAGCCACGGCAGAGAACTGGCTCAGGTACGGTTTGATTCCGTACTCCGTGCCTGCATTACCGATGCCGGCGGCAGAAACCACAAGGCCATCGCGGCGCTTTTGGATGTGGAGGCTTTGAAAGAAAGTCAGCAGCCGGAAGACGCGGTGGCAGAGGCATTAAAGGCTCTCAAAAAGGAGTGCGCCTACCTGTTTAAAAGCGAACAGCCGCCGCTGTATGCCGCCGGTACCGGTACGGTGAGCAACACGGCGGCGGAGCCGGAGACCCTTGCAGGCGCACTGCGAGAGAAGTTTGAAAGAAAACATTGATTTATGCAATGGCTAAAGCCTCCCTTGTGTAAAGGGAGGTGGCACAGCGAAGCTGTGACGGAGGGATTGTCATTATCGTAACAATCCCCCAGTCATATTGCCTAAAATCGGCAATATGACAGCCCCCTTTACACAAGGGGGCCTTTGGCGGTTGCGAACAACAAAAAAAGGAGAATTTTATTATGGCAATTACTTTACAGGAAGCAAAGGTCGGCATGGCCGACAAGGTAGATCAGCAGGTGGTGGATATGTTCCGCAGAAGCTCTCTTCTGCTGGACAACATGGTTTTTGACAATGTGATCAGCCCCGGCACCGGCGGTTCTACCCTCACTTACGGCTACATTCAGCTCAAGTCCCCCTCCACCGCCGCGGTGCGTACCGTGGGCAGTGAGTACACCCCCGGTGAGGCAAAGAAGGAAAAGAAGACCACCTCCGCGGTGATCATGGGCGGCGCCTTCCAGGTGGATCGTGTCTGCAGAATACCGCGGGCGCCGCGGATGAGCTGGCCTTCCAGGCGGAGCAGAAGATCAAGGCCACCGCCAATTTCTTCCATGACCTGGTGATCAACGGCGACACAGAGAAGGGCAATTTCGACGGTCTGAAGAAGCTGCTGACCGGTACTGCCAACGAGGTCACCAGTACTGTATCTTTGGCTACCACCCAGGAACTGGACGAAAACTACAACGCCTTCCTGGATGAGATGGACAGCTTCCTC